GTAACTGAATGCTGTACATTGCCTTATTAAGTAAGGCTTCTATCTCTTTCCTTTCTTTCTTCCTCGACAGATTACTTGCTTCATTGCTAAAGTAATCGATCCAAATCTCTGGTGATTCTTCTATAACTTGGTCTGGCTCTGCTGCTCGGACCGCTTTCTTCTTCTTCTTTGCCTTCTTGAGCTTTTCCTTAACTTCCTTAACTATCGCTAGTGGGTCATAGCCATCTACATAAACGTCATACTTGATCTTCGGTGATTTATGAATAAAGCCACCATCAAGCCCATCACCCCCATGAGTATGTGAACCATCAAGAGTTAACTCTGTGGTATCTAACGTATATTGAGTAGTGTCTAGTGTAATTACTGCCATTATTTTTTCTTAGCTTTTGCTTTTTTAGGATACTTTAGTTTAACTGCCTGACATTCATCAATGTACTTCTGAACCTGAAGGTCGTCAGCTTTAACTATTGCATCTAAATAATCAGCTACAGGTGGATATTCTCTTGCCCGTAGTTCTTGATAAGCATTAGGATCAACCCAAGCATCAACTAATTCTTGATCTATAGTTACTTTCTTTCCGTCTTTATCAGAAGCCCCTTCTGTATCATCAATAGTAATGACATTTGGATATAATTTATATATTGCATTATGATTCATCATGCTCCTATCTCCATCACTGTTATTGTTGATATAGATGTTCCAGTACTAGCAGCATCAGACCAAGTATCCCCTCTATTAACGTAAATCACACCAGCATTATCCATAGAGCTTGTCTGGCATTTATAAGTGACGGCTGACGTTGATGATGGTGAGTCTAAATAATTAACAGGTATACCTATTGTGCTATAACTTTGAACTGGTATATAAAAATTCCCCGTCGTTCTTATTCTTGAACCATTCGCATCACCAAGTGCAATAGCGGTTCCATTTCTAGTAATTCTCACAGCAACTTTGGAAACCGCACTATCCCAGCTTACCGATACATGTCCTGTTACTAATATCTTACTTGAAGCTGAAGAAGGGGTTATTGCTACCGATAATCCAGAAACATCAGAAAATGTTGAAGAACTTGTACTTGAAGTATCCGTTTTAGTTGCGCTTACAACCTGTAATACCCTCCCTGCATTACTGGTTACTCCTGTTCCACCACTCGCCACAGGCAGTGGATTAGTTAAAGCTACAACATCATTAGTATCCACACTTAGATAAGTATTGCCGTTATTCTTAAGAACTGTAGTAGTGCTTGTGGTCTCTATGCTAGATGCCATTATGCTGTGTACTCCGTAATTGTTATTGAGGATGCCGATACCCCACCATATTTTCTGGCAGCAGACTTTCCGTTAAAAGTATAAGTTCCTCCAGTTACTCCCCCAATGCGTACTTTAAAGGTAGTTTCCGAAGTAGTTCCTGATGTCATTGTATGAACTAGGTTGGTTGTATATTGCCAGTTCAAATTGTCATTCATTTGCGCGGTGGCTGCCAGTGCGTCAGCGGTACTATCTTGAAATAATGCGTAGGTAATTTGATTAATTGATGAATAGCAGCCAGTTGCAACAATATCTATTCTTAATTTACTGGTTGCACTGGTTGGGGTTATTGCCAATGTCATAAATTCAGTACCCTCGGTATTCTGAGGGATGGTATCGTCATATGGTATAAGAGTTGTACCCGTAGCCACCGCACCATCTTGAGTATTAACTATTTGTGCAATTACACTACCACCACTAGATGCTGGTAAGGGTGTAGCTAAAGTAACTGTGCCATTTGCAGCAATAGTCATCTTAGTAGCACTAGTACCACCAGTAGTTGTCTTGAATTCTAACTTGCCCTCACCAGAGCTAACTTCAGATCCCGTAACTTCGGCTGCAATAGCAGTTACACCTGATCCAAACTTTACTGAATCACCACCATTTGTTGGTGTAGTTATTTTAATTGCCATATTGTTCCTTACGTTAAGTATCTAATTATTACTATGCCAGAGCCACCATCGCCTCCCTTAGAGCCACCGCCTGATCCTGTATTAGCAGTTGCATCTCCGCCATTGCCCGGATAAGCTGCGCCAATACCACCTCCACCAGATCCACCTGCTCCAGCAGTTCCCGGATTGGGCCAAGCATAACCTGAACCACCGCCACCACCAGCACGAGTAACAGAAGCACCTGTTATACTTGAAGCAGTTCCTGCACCACCAGCACCACCAGATGAACCTGAACCATTTACACCAACAGCGGAACTTCCTCCACCGCCACCACCAGCATAATTTGGATGACCTGCTACACCACTTCCGCCATTATTACCTTGAGACGGAGAAGTGCTTGGAGTATTACCTGATCCACCTGCCATATTTCCGCCATCTGATCCACCGCCACCTCCAGAACCACCGCTTATTCCCGGTTTTGAACCAGCAGTTGTGCTTGCACCACCACCACCTCCAGTACTTGTTATGCTACTAAAGACGGAATCTACACCAGAAGTACCTTTTTCAGATGATGTTTCAGTGCCAGCGCCTCCGCCACCAATAGTTACTGTTAATCCTGTGGCTGTGACAGCAAATTCAGTAGCGGTTCTGTATCCACCTGCACCACCACCGCCATAAACTCCACCACCACCACCCCCTGCTATTACTAAATATTCAACTTCACCTGCTTTACTTGGTGTAAATGTTCCGCTACTTGTAAATGTATGAATGGTGTAATCACCAACCGTTGTTATAGTACCGCCTGTAGCGGTAAAGTAGTCAGTCATAATCCGCCATCCACCTATATATACTTCCATTCTGGCAGTAGTACTATTGTACCCACGCTGCCCATCTACAGGGCTTGATGGTCGCCCTACTGTTGTCCATGTAGCATTAGTAATACCCTTTTCTGCATCAAGTATAATTGCCATATTAAGTTAAGTAGCGAATGATTACGATGCCTGAACTACCATCTCCCTCAGTAACAGCTCCGCCGCCGTGTCCTCGGTTAGCTGCATCTGCCCAGCCTGTTCCATTTGCGCCGTCTGCTGGACTGTAATAACCATTCACTCCCCCACCACCAGCAGAGTAATAAGTAGCTGTTCCATTAATTGATGATTGTAAACCTGCTCCACCAACACCGCCCGTTCCTAAACTTGTCCCAGTAGACGTTCCACCTACTCCACCTGCACCACCACCGCCGCCAGCAGCAGATGCACTAGATGTTTGAGAAGCACCACCATTGTTTCCTTGTCCAGCAGTAGCAGAACCGCCAGCTCTTGCAGAATCATTACCACCACCGCCACCACCTGAACCACCCGCGCTACCAACTACATCAGCACCACCGCCACCACCACCTCCAACAGCAGTTATAGAGCTAAACACAGAATCAGCACCATCTGCTCCAGTGCCACTAAGACTCTTAGCTCCACCTGCACCGACAGTTACAGTAAGCCCAGTGGCAGCTACCGTAAAGCCTGTTGCAGTTAGATAACCACCGCCGCCACCGCCACCGCCGTAATAGGCTTCCTTACCTCGACCACCGCCACCTGCAACCACTAGGTATTCAACTGTACCTGCTGAGTTGGGCGTGAAGGTTCCAGAGGAAGTAAATGAATGGATAGTATATCCGCCAGATGTGGTAATTGTACCGCCTGTGGCTGTGAACTGTTCAGCCATAATGCGCCATGAAGCATTTATATAAACCTCTAATGCTTTAAGGGTAGTGTTGTATCCCTGTTGTCCATTTACTGGACTAGCAGGTCTGCCCCCCGTAGTCCACGAAGCTCCTGCAATACCCGTTGTTCCATTTATTGTTACTGCCATATATTATCCTTAGAGTATTACCCAGCGCGATCCAGTTGGTATCGTAACTGTTACACCTGTATTCACTGTCATCGGTCCGACACTAGAGGCATTACTATTAGTAGCTAAAGTGTAATCGGCAGCTACTGCATTAATATTTACAGTAAAGCCTTCATTAGCAGCACTACCACCTATTGCACCCCAAGCTGAACCATCATAACCCTCAAAGGAGGTATCAGTTGAATTGAACCGTAGCATACCTGTAGCAGCAGTAGGTCTTTGTCCAGTAGTACCAGAGGGTAGTTTAATTGCAGCAGTCGCTGCGGTTCCAACTATCCCACTAGCTGTTACTGTAGTGGCTGCCACCGTAGTAGGTGTTCCTGCCCCAACCGTACCATTAATATTTATGGATGCAGTACCCGTGAGGTTAGTCACCACACCACTGGCAGGAGTGCCTAGGGCAGGTGATATCAGCGAAGGAGAAGTTCCAAACACAGCCAATCCCGAACCTGTTTCATTAGTTAATGCCGTTGCTAGTTGAGCCGAAGTAAAGCTGCCCAATACTGCCGCATTTCCAGTACTTGTTATATGTCCTGTAAGATTTGCGTTAGTAGTAACGGTTGCTGCATTACCCGTTATATTTGTTTGATCGCCAGTATTAGAGCCTGAAGTAGTACCAGACCCAGTTACTGTGCCATTGGCTGTAGCTGCTGTAGCGATTCCATTTAGTTTGGTTATCTGTGTTGAGGTAGCGTAACCATTAACAGATGCCGTTGCTGCTGCCATTGATATAGCAGGAGTAGCTCCGCCACTTGATACGACTGGTGCTGTTCCTGTAACAGAGGTTACTTCACTACCTGTGAGTGCGTTAATCTTTACTTTATCTGCTGCTGATAGAGAACCTGCTGCGCTAGTAGTTGCAGCACTTATGCTAATAGCCGGAGTATTACCACCTGATGAGACTATTGGGGTAGTACCAGTTACTGTTGTAACACCTGCATTGTCTCCAGTATTTGTACCGCTAGTGTTTCCTATTACAGTTAGGTTAGCATCGGTTACATACCGCTTATTAGCTGAATCAGCTATGTTTGCTGTGGTAAGTGTTACCGCGCCCGTTAAGGTATTAACTGATAAGACTGTATCTGTTGGGGTTAGCAGTTCGGACCAGTTAGCAAAGGTAGAAGCAGGATCAGTTTTTAATATATAAGACTTACTCTCATCAGTTCGTATACATATATCGCCCACTTCAGCAGTAAGCCCAGTCTGCGCTGATTGACTTGATACCACAAAGGTATCGGTAATCGCTAAAGCTGGCAGCTGCGCTGTTGGCACTTTGCTATCTGAACCGAGGCTTGCATATCCACTTGCAGCGCCCTTGTTAGCGGAGTTTTCTTTAAGGTTTAATGCAGTTAATTGGGCAGAGCTTACTGGCTTGGCTGAATCAGCAGTATTGTCTACGTTTGATAAGCCAACATCAGCTTTAGCAATCCCCGTAGGACTATTAATTACTGGTGATGTTAATGTCTTATTGGTGAGCGTAGCAGTTGCAGCCCGTTCTGTTGCATTGCTTGTATTATCGACATTACCTAACGATACCTGAGTCTTAGTGACTGAATGCGGATTAGCTGTGGAGGCAATATGTGCCGCTGTGACTACGTCATCGTCATAAAGCTCTGTAAAGTTCTCATTAGTTTTAATTGCCCCTGCACGGACCGTATCGCCTGTTCCGTCATCTGGTGCTGATCCAACATTTAAGACTTGCTTTGCCATAGTTATTCCTAATCTATAGTGATTTCAGTCTCTGTTCCGTCAGCAGCCACCCTTATTGCGCCAATCAATCGACCAGACTCATCCTTGATCTGTTTCAATCCTACTGGCTTCATACCGGCTACTTGTTGAGCAAGCTGTGATATAGCTCCAATTACTGCTGAATGCGGAGGGTTATCTACAGCATCAATCTTAGCTAGTTCTGTGCCACGCTTATATTCTTCCTTTTTCATCTGTACATCAGAATCAATTTTTAATTTTTCTAGCTGCACAGCGGTCTTAGCTTCTTCTGTTCTTATAGCAGCTTGAACCTTTGCATTCTCCATTTGAATCTGATGTTGGAGTTTTTGCTTATCAAGCTCCATATCTTGTTGCGCTCCAATTTTCTTTAGCTCTAATTCTTCTTTAGCCAAAACTGTCTTTGGATCAGGCTGCGGAGGCGGCATCTTGCCATCCTCTGGCTCGATAAAAAATTGCGAAGCATCCTTATACCCCATAGCCTCAACTCCTCGCCGTAGTACGTTATACATCGTCTTTTTATCAGCCAAGCCTAGTCCTACGACCTTTTCTTGAGCCATTCCAATCATTTGCATTTGTTGAATTTGTTGCTGACGATCACCTGTACCAAGCCCAACACTTACTGTCATATCTGTTCTAGTACTCCATTGTCTTGGATCAACATTCACCCATTTGTTTCGCAACCTAAATACATCTTCTTTTACTGCATTGCGTTTTATTAATCCATGCAACCCTAACATTAAGTCTTTAATGCCTGTTTCAGCAAATGTACGAGCCATTAACTCCATTCTCTGAGCGGCAGCTTCCATTATCTTAGCAACACCAGTCGCTGTTTTATTCAAGCTATTTGCATCCATGCCAGATGAGTACCGAGTAAAGCCTGTACGGTTTTCTTTTACTGTATCGGCGTATTCAATCATCGGCTGAAGCACCCCGATTATTGGGGTAATTGGGGCTGGCATCACGTGTCCGTGCGCGGTCTCAGAATCTACCCTTACAATCCCACCTAAAGGATTAGAAAGCATATCATCTAAATCAACTTTGTTAGATACAAATACCCGATTTGAGTTAATGCTATAAACATTGTCGAGAGCTTGTCTCCAGAGAGTTGTTTTTAAATCTTGAATCGGTGCGACTACATCAGCAGAAGACACCCCAGCAAATTTATGAGGCAAGCAATGACAATGGATCACGCTGTATGGGATTTCCTCTGCTTCTTCAATTTCTAATATGTTGTCACCAACACGGACTATTCGTAATAACTCTGCTATTCCGTCTCCGTTTAAATCATAAAGACAATGAGAAGTTTTGAATAAAACCAATCTTCCTGCGCTATCATCTGTATCTTTGTTTTGGCTGGGCTTGTATGAATCATGCCTATTTGCTCTTTCTGAATAGGTCGTAAAGTCCTCTGCATCGTCTGATATGTCATCAGGAATGTCGTACCCCATTAAGCGAATATCTGAAATACTTTTGTAAACTTCACGCTGTACAAACGTTGCATCCTTAATGTTTTGTGTGGACAAATCAGAATTAAATAAAAATTCTTCCGGTGGGATGTTGTATATCTTAGCCTCGCCTTTTGACTTTTTAACCCGTACCGTTACATCGTGAGCCATTGGCGTTTCTTGTGGCATCTGTTGAGGGTTAGCTGGATCAGGCTGTTGCTGGGTTTTCATTGTAAATTCATCGGGATAGCTAGTTTGCTCCTCTATCTCAATTCCCTCGCCTTGAACCAGCATAGCTAATTCTTCATCTGTAAGTCCGCTGTATTTCTCCTGAGATGTCTTGCTGTTCTCCTCCCATAGGTATTCAACGATTCCATATTTGTTGAGCAGCGAATCCATGAACCAGTTATAGAAAAGCATATATCCATTATTCTTCTGGCTTACTATAAAATTTAAATATTCAGTCTCTTGCTCCGCGCCTTCTACATCTGTTTCATCAGTTGGTTGAAACACCACGTAATCATCTGTCGAAGTAAATGGTTTTAAGAGTTGAGGGAGCATTCCATTCAACGCATCCCATACATCGGTGCTTATAACCTGACTGCGACCTTCTTCCTCTGTTCCAGTTGATCTGCCAAGCAAATAACTGAGATTTCTTTCTCTGTCTGGCTGTAGTTCTTGCTGTTGAAATTGCCTAGCATCATCTTCACTTGTCCGAAGGTATGAAGTTATATCATCTTGACTCTTGTCTTCGGAATAATTAACTTGATCTTTCATATAATGTGCCTTGTTGATAAATTAAGAGGCTTATGTTTATGCTTCAATTCGTGTGCTACTGCCATTAAACCAAAGGCATCAGCGCCGTGACTTGACCAGTCGTGATCAGGACCGAGACCTATGTTCCGTAACTCGTCACGCTTTTCATGGTAAAAGCCTAAAGCATCTCTGCCAGCTTCTGTTGTAGTTTCATTGAATCTCATAGATGGGAACAACCGACGGGCTTCTTCAACACGAGCCATAGCTGCTCCGCGCCCCTGATTTGGCACAACAGTAACTTTATAACCTGCCTCTTTAAGACTAGATTCATAGCTAACATTGAAGACTCTATCGTGAGTCTTGCCATCGTGTGGTAGCCATATCTCGGCGCGATCAGGACTGTAGTTCTTTGAGCGCAACCAAGACAAATGTGTGGCTAATTCTTGACCTTGAGATTCATAATAATCCAAAACTCGAATCTCTGCACCTATAAACTGTGCAATCCACATACTAAACGCATCAGCGCTTGCACCAGTACCTCCTATATCAACAAATACTCGCAATGTCATCAACGGGTCTGGTGCTACAAAACCTACTCTACCTTCCTCTTTAGCTTGATTAAGAGCGGCAGCATAATATGAGCCTGTCATCGTCGACAAATAATCACCTTCCCAAATGTGGCTATAACTGTCCGGTCTTTCGCTCCGGTCTCGATTTCTAGCTCGCTCTAGTATTTGCGGAAACCACGGATTATCTTTGTAATTAAGTTCTGTTACTTTTGTAAGAGGGTCTTTTGAATCACGGAATCTTAGGTTGGTAGGCGAATTTTTACGCTCTGGATTCCATGTTACCCACAACTCTGACTGCTCGTCACGTAAAGTAGGAATCAATACCTCGTACGCCTTCTCAGACACGGGTTCAGCCTCATCTATCCAACAGAGAAGGATGCGAGCCTTACTCTTCACTGATGAAATATTTCGATCAAGTCCTGCAAATTTGAACTCTATCAGCCCATTTTTGGTTTTTACTGTTCTTTCAGTAATGTTGTAGTAATCAGAAAGGAACGGCTCCTCGGTAATTGCTACCTTAATTTCTTCTAATGATGAGTCATCTAGCGAATTAAGCAAGTGTCTTGCACAAAGTATAATGCCAGATTTACCTGACTCAGCCCACATCATCCCTTTAATAGCACTCATCTTAGCGAATGATCTGGTCTTTCCACTACCTCTGCCGCCATAAGAAGCCCTTACAAAGGCTTCGCCCTTAAATATCTCTAGAAGTTTTGGCGGTAGCTTTACTTTAACTTTTGTCATCACCAGATACTAATTCAATAACTGATATTTTTAACTCACCTAGTTCTTGCTTCACATCCATCTTATCAATATGCAACCCAGCCGCCTTGCCTCTTATAGTCTCGGCTTGTATAGCAGCAGACCATTTCTCATCTTTAGCCGCCATATTGCGTAGCTTTAATAGATCAGTTAAATGTGATTCAAGCGTTAATTGGACTTTATCAATTGATGGTTGTCGTAGCTCTTTAATCCTTGCCGCAACCTTGCTGTTATCTATAAGCCTTGAAGCGTTACTCCAAACAGTCTCATCTTTCATATTAGCAGCATCATAAGCTGCTCTGTAAGCATCAGCCTGTGTGCTT